GTATCTTTTATACGATTTAATCCGTTTTTTATAGCTCTATTGACTTGTATCATTAAAGAAGACTTTGCTTTAGTACCACTTTTATTTTCTGGTACTGCATCTATTTCATCAAATAACTTAATTATTGCATCATAATTTGATTTATTTTTAAGACCAAGTTCTTTTTCTAATTTCATTTTGACACCTGGTATTGGATTATCAAATTCATCATACTTTTTAAAATGTCTTCCAAATGCCGAAAGTCCCATTTCAAATGGGTTGTAATTTTTTCCTGTTGCAGGATTTATTCTCTTATTAAGAACACGTTTTCTTTGGGAACTTACATTACGGCCAAACATTTCATCCATTTCTTTTACTGTAAGTCGAAATAATTGCTTGTCCGGCATACTTTCAAGAGTATCCATAATGTATTTATTTTTATCTTTAGCATCACTAGAAAGACTAGTTTTAAGTTTTTTACCAGCACCTGATGAAGTTCCAAGATCAGCTATTCTTTTTTCTTCTACTACACGTGGTACAAATCCTCTAACTGGTTTATTCTTGTCACCTCTTCTTTGTACTTCTACAAGATCATTAAGTTCAAATCTTTTACCACCATAGATTGCATGGGATTTTACTTTCTGGCCTTTGCTAGGCCCTCCAGGGATTCCTTCTTTTAATTCTTTGTAGACAATTCTTGCAAGCTTTAATTTAGCCATGGCTATTCACCACTGAAATAATCTGTGGCGTACATGGTAGTTGCAAACTGACCACCTTTTCTTCTAAATTGATTAACTACTGACTTACCAAAATTTCTAATTGGTTGCCCAGCTTTTTTTGCAAAACCAAAATCATCAGGACCAAATTGAAGAGTACCTGGAAACATTTCTCTTGCTGTTCTACTGTAAGGAAGATTTTTAGAATATTTATTTATTTTTGTTCCTAAAGATTGAAGACCTTTACTTCCAAGAAGGAGTTCTGGTGCAACGTTAATGGGATTATTTGCTAATGTTTCTGCTTCAGGTGTATTATAGTTATAAGGTTTCATAAATCCTAAAACAGCTCTGTCATTTTCTGCAGTTGTAAGACCCGGTTGTCCATCTTCCACGGGCGAACGGTCCATATATCCATAATCAAATTCAGTAGGATAGCCAATATCATATGGGTCTGGATCTTTATCAAAACCGCCAGCTGCATTGTATGCTTCTATATAATCATCATTAGCTAAACTTAATTTTACATCTACATCTTCCCAGCCTTGTGGAGAAATATTAGGATTCAAATCAAAACCGCTTAATTCATACTTTCCGTATTTACCTAGCATATCATTTTGATATTGTTTAGAAGCCCATTCAGCATATTGTGGACCTGCAATTCTCCATTCATTTTTTTGATCGAATATAGATCTTTTTCTGTTTCTTGCTTCATCATACCATGCATCGAATAATCTTTTTCTATCACTTAGTAATTCTGTTTGCAGTTCTGGAGAATAACTTTTAAATTCTTCAGAGGTTAACCATTGTTGGTATTCTGGAAATGCTACATCTGGCGTAAAAGATTTCATATCTTTTTCTGTTAACAAATTAATACGATCTGCATTTAATGTTGTATTAAATCCTGTAGAATCTTTCCAAGAATTATAAGTTTGATAACCTTTATCAGTTCCAGGGTTATAATTATATTGTGCTGAGAAACCATCTTTGAACATATCTGTTCTAGGTAACCATCCAAAACTTAAGTCAGAAAAAGTATCTGTTAGTGCTGTTTGAGTTGCTTTACCGGGCCCTTCGACCTCGTGAAAAGGGCTAGCAATTTTTAGTAAATCGTTAACTCCAGCGTTGGCATTTTGTACAATGTCTGCACCAAAACCTACACCTTCTCTAAGTACGTTATATCCATAACCAGCTAAGTCTTGGCCACCACGTGCAATTGCTTGTGCTTTGTTAGAAAAATTACTTTCTCCAAAAATTTTTTCAAAGTTTGATGTATTATTTTTTGCAAGTTGTGTGTAACTGTTGCCAGCATCTGTAAGCTGTTTATCATACTCTCTTCCTGCCTCTTTTGACCAATCTCTTATACTAGTAGTAATTGGATGATTATATAGAGTAGACAGTATACCCGTATTTTCGTCTTTATATCCTGGTCTTGCCATTAGTAATATGTTTTCCCTCCAACCTTAATTTTTTCTTCGTCTTCGTAATCATCTTCCAATGTTACAAAGTATCCTTGCCTGTAACGCATTAGCGCTTGCGTGGTAGAATCCACGTAGTCATCATTGTCACCGAATGGAAATGCTGCGCATTCTTCGATAACTTCTTCAGCGAACGATTTATTAGGTGCCCAAATAGCTCCTGATTCAAATAACGGCGCTACGCTGTTTACTCTCGTGTGTTTATCATTTCCTCGAGAGGGTGTATAATTTATAACAGGTATTCCTGCTTTTTGCAACTCATGAGTTAATGGTAGGCCACTGGCCTTGGCTTCTACAAGAACTGCCTCTGGTTCCCAGTACTCATATTCTTCCATTGCTTTCTTTTTTAGCTCAGGAAAGTTCCACCGGCCGCGTTTGGCGTCCAGTAAAATCAATGCCGTACGTTCTCCGTCCACGGGCTTAAATACACCCCAAGTGGTTATAGCAGAAAAGTCAGCAGACTCTTTGGCACTAAATGCAGTATCATAGGATTGAATCACATATTGTAAATCTGGTATTTCTTCATTCTCCCAAGTTTTCCACCACTCACGTTTTATAAGTGCACCCTCCTCGGACGTAGGTTGCTGCATCCACTGTGCTTGCCACTTGGTCAGTGGAATAGAAGCTTTAACTCCTTCTAAACCTTTCATGGTCCAAAAGTTACCCCACATAGGTTTATCATTTATAATTGCCGGAAATTCTACTACTTCCCATTGATCAGACATATCGTCTTTTCCTTGTGCGTCTAATAATTTTCCAGTTAGGTCTTTTATCGACCAACGCGTCATTACTAGTACAATAGCACCACCAGGCTGAAGACGCTGACGAGGACCAGAAGTATACCACTCATAATGAGCATCGAGTACATGAGGGGATAGTGCATCTTGTTCAGAATGAGGATCATCAATAATAAGTAAATCAGCACCTCGACCGGTAATAGCGCCACCAACACCAGCAGCAAAATACTCACCGCCATGATTAGACTCCCATCTACCAGCAGCTTTTGAATCGGCTGCCAACTTAACTGTAGGAAAAACTTTCTCATATTCGTCTGATTCTATCAAATTTTTGGCTTTACGTCCAAATCTGATTGCTAATTCCCCTGTATGCGTCGTTTGTATTAATTTTGCCTTAGGATGCCTACCCATGTAAAATGCCGGAAATAAATGACTTGCAAACTCCGATTTTGTGTGTCTAGGGGGCATATTGACAATTAATCGCTTTAATTCTCCATTTGCTATGCGATTTAGCTTATCTGCGTAAATTTTATGGTGTTTTCCCTCTACAAACTCCGGCCAAACTTGTTTTACAAAGGACATGAAGTCATTTTGGGCTTTTTCTTGCTTTTCTAGCACTGCATTCTTTAAAATATACTTTAAAGTCTGCGTATCTAAGGATTCTAGGTCTTTCATTCTTGTTCTTTCAGGTTATAATGGTAATTATCGTCGTCTCCGGCGGTCCATTTTGATTTATTTTCTACAGAATAATATTTTGTTGACACTTTAAAGTCAGGGTGCAGTGTTTTTGACGGTGTAAGCGATTTATCATAGAAAATAACACGGTTATTAGGTTGGGCAGCGAAATGTCCGTTGTCCAATTCAAGTATGTTAAACGATTTGTGCTCCTCTGGGACCTCTGAGTAATTTACATTAAGGATATTTGTATCCGCATGGGCATTATCAATCGTAAACAGGTATTCACCATAGTACCATTTTTTTGAAGGCGCAAGATATTTACATCTAACGCCGGAAATTGAAGCTTTTTCTACAATAGTCAAATGATAACTAAATGAATCCCATAATTGTAACTCTTCTAGCTCAATATCATCTTCAACAGTAGGGGAATTAACAAAAGCACTAATAGGGAGCTTATCATATAAAGCACCATATTCCGGCAGATACGTTTCAAAGTAGAGCGCTCTACCCTGGATAGACTTACAAGTAATCCAAACACCTTCTACAAATTCTCCTTGTCCTTTTTGATGATCATATAAATATTGCTTTTTTACAAAAACTTTTGTGGGTGGTAAATTCGCAACTAAAAATGACATACAAAATGTTTAAATTTTTTTATAATTTTTTATATAACGTTTTTTGGTGTGATTGTCACTCTCAAACAGTGCAAACCCAGTTCTCAATTCGGGTTCTGATATAGGGGGTGTAGGGGGGTCGATAGACTGTTGCGTCGGAGTCCCGGGCGCCGCCTGCGACATAGTGTCACACCCGGGCGAGTTATCCACAGGTTATCCACAGGCAAAGCCACTACATCTTGTGTATCAGGCATAAAAAAAGGGCTACATTTAGTAGCCCTTCTTCGAGAATTAACTGATGACTAACCAGCTAAACCTAATCGTTGTAACAAATAACCTACATCTTTTTGTAGGTGATTAATTAAATCCATTGAATTAACATTATCATTGTTCTTATTATCAACAACCCATTCAACTGTGCTATTCATAAGCACACCAGATATAAGTTTCCAATCCAAGCTAGACTTGGCAGGAACAGATGATATGATTGATTCAAGATTGCCAACACTTGACACATCTTTGGCATACTCTATTACTTCTTGCATAACAGGGGTAATATCAACACCCTTGATTGATTCAACAGGAACTAATGAGTCCATTGTTTGTTCTTCGTTTTTATTAGTCATTCTAATTCTCCTTTAACTAATTGTTATAATAAAGCTGTACATTACAATCCACATAATAGATACACCTATTAAGAATAATATAGCGTTCATTGTGGATAACTTTTTCCACTAATCTCAAATACTGTGTCGGGGTTTACATTAGCCCAACGTTGAAAGTCTGATTTAGCTCTACTGTTTATTCTAAACACCAACACATAATTAGGGTGTTCAGTCACTACTTTCTCTTTAGTAAATCTATAACCAAGTGTACCAAGCACACCTAGTTTAATTTTACCAACTGTGCCATCATTCTTAATCCACTTACAGCTAAAGAAACCACGTTTAACTATGTCTTTAAATTCGTTCTTTGTCATATATTCTCTTTCTATTTATTAATACTACTAATATACACATTAATAAGACAATAATAAGATGACAAATTGTCGCACCCCGGGACATGAAAGGACATGCATCAGACTCAGCAGAAGTTCCCGCGGGACTAAGCTCCAGGAAGTGCAGTAGTATATAATGGATGAATGGAAGTTGGGAGTTTGGGGAGCTTGGGAGTTTAGAACGGACTACTGATCAACCGAGTAAGGACTAAACCCCATTACCATCTCCTTTCCAGTATTTGAACTTCAACCTTTCAGTATCATGTGGGATTGCTGTATCACCCTTGATTTTGAGGCAAGAGCCGAATAACTCCGTTTATCTTGCCTCATAGTTAAAGCTCTTTAAACTAAGAAGTTATATCATCATGCTTTAACTATCATCATTATATCATCAAATGTAATTCATCTCAACCCTCCATTCACATTTCTTGTGGATAACATTTCCAGTTCACTCCAAAGAACTCCCGGCGCGCCCGGTGCGTAAACTCCTGGCAGCCATCCTCCTGCTTTTTGGAGATGGTCGAACCAGGAGTTTGGGAGTTTCAGGATCCAGCAGCAGCTGCTTGTGCAGCTCCGGAGATCCCGGCCGCAGCAGGTGAACAAATCACCAGCTCCCTGTTGCGCGTAGTAGTAATACTATAAAAAGGCAGAAAACAGCCAATTTTACAGGTATAAGTAAACCCAGTCAGTCCATATTTACCTCTCTTTCTCATTCTATCTTCAGGTATAACTGGCGTGGAAGCGTTTGTCAAGCTCTGCACTTCAAAAATTTTTCCTTGATTTCAGCCATTCTTCAAAGGACTTCGCCACAGAAGTTCCCGCGGGCGCCCGGGCGCAAAACTAACCCCCACCACCTATACACCACAGAGGTGGAGATAGTGGGAGTTTGGGACCTTTAGAAAATCAGTTATTAAATACTGTATCGTACATCTTGTCTAATGCACCTCGGTTGTCTGTCTGTACTTCTTCTACTCTATCAGCATTACGCTTCATGACAGGAACAACACTATTATAATGACCTAAAATTTGTTTTAGTATATCATTCATTTCTTCTTGATTCTCAGCAATCCTATTGAGTGCTGTGCTTATTGATTCGTCTACGACCATAATAACTCCTTTGTTTCTATTTCTACCCCTATTATAGCAGAAAGTTATCCACATGTCAATACCCATCCTGCTTCCTGGCTGGGGCTGCAGTTTCAGGATCCATGCTGGTACAAGAAATGGCAGAAGTCCGCCGACCATCAGCCAGTTATTTCCCCGGCGCGCCCGGTGCGCAAACGCCAGCTCCCCCTATGTCAAATGACGGGAGGTTTATTCCCGGAGTTTGGGACTTTTGGAGTTTGCAAACTGCTTCAGCTGCATCCCGGCCAGCGGGCCCTCGTACAAGGCCCTTGGTCCTTCGTCCAAGTTTGTAGCATCACGGAGTTTGGGAGTTTGAGACCCCTCAAAAAGCTTTACGACCCCCCTCCCGGGGTCCGTAATTAGTATAAATACAGGAGCACGCTTCATAGAATAAGAGACATGGAAGGCATGTTGTAGAGGGGATATGAGTACTTTTGCGTCCCCTTTTTTATTACGCCTCATTACTTTTAATTCCAACGTAAAAAATCCACAATCCTCATGGTATACTACGCAATCTGGGAATCCTGGTGTAACGTAAGACTCAATGCGTGATACTAAGTAATTACCATCTTCTAATAATTTCTTTACACTCTTCCAAAAATTTGTTTCCGGCTTTGCGGTCATACTTTTTCTTGTCCTTCACTACCCTCTGTTTGTACTGGGGTGATGTCCTTAAGTCCTTCGCTATCGGATTCTTCTTCGACCGAAATGATAGTTTTATTATTTTCTTTTCTGAATTTTCCATCCAATCCTAATTCCTTTAATTGTTTCAAAACATCCTCACGAGACATACTATCAATACTACCAGTTCTAATTTCCTTTCGATCAATATACAAACCTGCAGCTTGACCTCTTAACCGTTCAGCATTAACAGCAGCACTGTAAGACTTAGCATCTAATGCAGTCTCTCGTAAGCGTGCTAGTTCTTGGACATGCTTGTCCATCTCAACTTTATGCGTAAGTGCAATCTCTTCCCTTCTCTTAACTATAGCTTGTACAACCTTAGGGTATTTTTTTACATTCAATAATTC